CCAGCCATGCAATAGAGCTGTTCTGCTTAATATTGCAATACTTCGTCAGAAACTCTGCTTTCTTGCTTAAGCTGCCCTCTGCTACGGCTATTTCATCAACGAAAAAGCTTTCTTTTACGGAAACGCCCATGTTAGGGTTAGCCTTTTTCAGCTCGTCCAAATCGTTCCACTTTTCCACGTCGTCAATCATGTAGAGGAACGGTAAAAGCCTACGCTCTTTGCTGTTGCCCTTTAAAAAGCTGGTACTGCGTTTCATCAGTTCGTCATAAATACTGTCGTTGATATATCCAGCTGTACTGATACTCAAAATCATAGGCTGGGTACGTGCGCCTAAAGCAGATTTCATAACCTCATACTGCTTAAGTCCAGCGTCCCCGCTCCATGCCGCCATTTCATCACATACCACCAGCTGCGGGTTAAAACCGTCTGATTTCTTGGCATTGAAAGCAATCGGTTTTACAAACGTGTTGCTTTCCTCAATGTAAATATCACTGCGGCGTTTCTTCGCCAGCTCTTCAAGCTCCGGCTCTGCCAGTACCATTTTATGAAAGCCGTCGTATACAAGCGCTGCTTGGTCTAGCTTTGGTGCTAAACAGTAAATTTCCTGCCCGTATTCCGGCTCTAAAAATGCCATGTATGCAATTATCGCAGACGCAAATAAACTCTTGCCGTTTTTTCTGCCGATAACTATAAATATTTCTCGGAAAATGCGTATTTTTTCCTCGTCTTGTACCCCAAAAATAACAGAAACTATAGCCTTTTGCCATAGTTCCAGTTTCAATAAATCATTGCGCCCCTTGCTGTGGTGGCAAAAATTCTCAATGAATTTAATAGCCTTATTTGCAGCTTTCGCATTAAAAAAATACTCCTGCTTTTCCAGTGCGTCCACAATGATTTTATATATCTGTTTTATCCATTTCCCCGCTATTATTTCGCCGCTTGTAATCTTTGCGTGGTACTCATAGATATAATTTTTATACGGTATCACTCCGGGCTATTCTTCCCGCAGTGCCGCCAGTTTGCTTGCTTTCCGCTTTGCTGCTGGCACTAATTCTGTCAGCTGCTTAATGATTGCTGCATAGTTCTTGCTTAAGGCTATGTAAGTTTCTGCCTCTGGGCTTTTCTTTGTTCCCCACTGGTTCTGCCCGTTCTGGTATTCGCTTGTCCAGCCGTCTTTTTCTATCATTGCCTGCAAGTCGTCCAGCTCGACACTCATAAAAGCAGCCTTTTCTATCAGCGGCGTTACTAACTTCTTTTTGTTTTCGTCTAAGTCTTTAAAAATTCCTTTAAGTCTGGTCTTTTCTGCTTTTATCCTCTGTTCTTTTGTCTTTTCTTTCCTTGTTGCCATTCTTTTACCCCGCTTTCAGTTCCTCTGCCCCATACCACACCCCCTACACCACGCCTGCGCACGCCCGTAGGGTAATTTTAGGGTATCCCCCTCGGTATCTGTCCCCTTTAATTTCTTTTCTGCATAGGGGGGATTATACCGCCGTCTGCATCAAATCTATAACGCAGCCTCGGTGCGCTTTTATGATGCTCCTTGTTGTGGCAGTCTTGGCATAACGCCTCTAAGTTATCCCAGTTAAGCGTTATGTCTGTGTCATTGATATTGTTACGGTTAAGCCAGCGCTTATGATGCACTATCTTTGCAGGCTCTCCGCATCTCTCACAAATAAAGTCTTGTGATATTAAGTAAGCAGCTCTGGTATTCTCCCATGCTGCCGATAAATAAAAACTCTTAGCCCATTCTTTCACGCTGTCCCCTCTCTTTCTTTTAGTATCCCAGCGCCCTAAGTTTCATGCGCTGGGTGGAGGCTAAAGAATGAAAACAAAAAGAGTAGGTTACTGCTGCCGCCTCTACGGTTAAGCTCTCGCCTACTCTTTCCATGCTACCATTATATCTCTTTTGTTTTTCCATGTAAATTTCATGTTTTTTTCATTCTTTTGTCATGCTACCTATTCCTGCTATCTTATCTTGTCCTCGTCCATTCCCCACAACAATACCGACAGCTCATTTATAATAGCTGTTATCCAGCGTCTTGGCGTACTGTTTCCCGTGTCCAGTTCCTCTGCAATCTTTGCATAGTCCATACCCTGCATAAAGTACATTTCAAACGCCTTATACTCTATCTCTCTGTCTGCTGCCTTTCTCCTGCGTTCTATCTCTTCTACCGCCTTGTCGATATGCGCCGTCATAATCAGAGTTTTAAAGCGGCTGCGTCTGATACTCTCTAAGTATGTACGCTGCTGCTCGTCTGTCATTCCTGCAAGTTCCAGCTGCTCCCCGTCGCTTATTGCGTTCTCAATGTGAAAAGCTGCGTCCCGGTAACATTTCATCAGCATAAAGGTATTGTGGTACTTATTCTGCTTTCTGTCTTTCTCTTCCTGCTTTTTGTACTCTGCTACTGCTGCCCGTGCTGCTTTCTGTATCAGCCCCTCTAACTCTGCCGCTGTAAATGTTACCCGGTTATCTTCCGTCTGCTCTTCCTGCTGCATTGCCTCTGCTGTATCTGCCATTTCCTGCGTTGTCGTTTCTCCGCTCTTATTTTCTGTTTCCAAATTCTGCATTTCCCTTTTTCTCCTTTTCTCCGTCCATATCTCCTTTTCTTCTTTCGTTAATCTCTTTGAGCTGTTGCCAGATGCTTACCAGCAGCAATGCAATAATTGCAAGTAAAATATTACTCATTATTTGCCTCTCCTTTCCTACATGGTGGAAACGGGCAGTTTTTGCAATCTGGGTTTTTGCATCTCTCCGGCGCTCCGTTTTTCCAGTAATAACTACGCCTTTCTTTTTCACTCCAAAATACTTGCCTTGTTTCTATTCCTGCTCTTTGTAATTTCTTCTGTATTTCCCTAAGCTCGTCCCTATAAAATCTGGCTCTTACGTTCTCTGGTGGTCTTGTATAGTCCAGCGGTTCTGCTTTTGTTTCTAACAATTCCCTTAAAATCTCTGCTGTAGTTTCCCCATACTGCCTAAATACTCCCGTAACTATAAAAGCCTTTTGCCAGATAAAAAGTTTAAATCCTAATGCCGCCTCAACTTTCTTAAAAAATTCCTCTTCTGGGTAAATCGGTCTGTAAAGCCAATTTTCTAAATCTTTATCCATTTTCTACCACCTCTTTTTCGTATGCTGTAATAACTGCTGCCCGCAAACTGTCCGCTGCGTCCTGCCTCTTTTGTATCCGTTCCGGCTCATTAAGTCTAATATGTTCTAAATTGTCTTGCTGCATAATCTCCACTATCTTTTCTGCTGCTCTCCTGCTGTTTGTAATCAATTTAAGTACGCTGCTGCCGTTCAATGCGTTATTTTCATATACTCCATAATCGCATACCACTGGCTTTACTTCCCAGCTAAGAACATTTCCCTTAATCTCTAACGGCTGCATATAATCCGCTGCGTTCCGGCACACTGTCCCTGCTGCGTCCATTCCATTTCCCAGCGCACGCATAAAGTTTGCCATTACTCCCTTTAATGTTTCTGCGGCTCTCCCTATGCTTTCCATAAAATCAACTTTAGCAAGGGCTTTTATTTCCCTTGCTGCTGCCTTTCTCTGTTTTCTCTTGTCTATGCTTGCTGGCGGGTTTACCCCATGCCGTTTCTTATAATTCTTTTTCCACTGTCTGTATTTCATGCTTTGCCCTCACTTTCCGTTTTGTAATCGTCAATACTCATTTGTCCCGGAAGTTGCCCCCCCTCTGTGTCCGTTTCGGACACTTCATTAAGCCAGCCTTTTTCTACTGCTATCTCCTTTTCCAAAATTCCCAGAACGCAGTAGCCCTCTGCAATAGCTGTATGCGTTTCCTCTGTATCCACGCAGGATATGTAAAGCTCTTTTGTTTTTCCAGTGGCTCTGCCCTCTTCAAATTCTTGTATAACCGCAATCTCCCCGGCGCTATACTTTTCATACTTCAAAAGCAGATACGGCAGTAACCCTGCGCATACAGCTTTAAATGTCTGCTTTGAAACTCTGATATACTTCTTTGCTTTTGCGTCGCTTGGCAGATGCTCCATTTTTTCTGCGTCCGCTTTCTCCTGCAATTTCTTCTTTGTTTCCCGGTCTATTCTGTCCTGCTCTTCGTTATACCTCTGCTCGTCTGTCTTTTCTTCCTCTGCCTTGTTTATGTACTGGTCACACTTCTCACACGTCCCGGTCTTTACGTTGCAATCTTTATATCGCTGGCAGGAATAACACAATGATGTAATGCTTTCCGGGTGTGGTGTTTCGTAATCGTCCCCCGCTTTCTTCTCTGCCACCTTTGCGGCTATCTCCTTTGCCCTTATACTGCCGCCTGCTGCCTGCTCCGCAATTTCCCTCTGCTCGTCCTCTGGCAACTTTGCCGCCTCATAAGCAGCCGTAATACCCATGTTCCCATTTTTCAGCTGCTCTTTAATCTCCGGCGTGGCATTGTTGTTAATGCTCTCCATTCTGGCTACGTTTGTGCTACTCTCATTCAGCATAGCCGCCACTAAGTCCCGCATCTTTCCTTTAATCTCTAATCCGTCCTCTTCTTTTGCCCGGATAAGCGCCGCTTTTGTCCGCTCTACCAATCTGGTCTTTTCGTATGCTGTAAGCTCCTGCGTATATCCGTTGCCCGCCAGTAAGGACAGCTCATACATTGCTTCTGTCATGTCCTTGTAGCGGTATTTTACTTTCTCATACTCCTTATGCCCCCGCTCCAAATTCATAATATTTGCTGCATTTCTTCTATGCCCGTCCACTATCCGAAACTCGCCGTTTACCCTTGCAATTACCGTGGGCTGCTCCTGCCCTACGTGTAAAAAACTGTCTGCCAGTTCTTCTATGTTCTCTAAACTCTGGTGCGTGTTCTCCGGCGCAGCCCTAACCTCATAAGGGCTTAAATAAATCTCTTCGTAATCTTCCACCCTGCCTGCTGCCGCAGCTCTGCTCTTTGCGTTCAAAATATCATTTAAACCAAATTTTGCCTTTGCCATGTTCTTTACCTCACTTTTTTCTTTATGCGTATCTAAAATAAATCAAATAGATTTTCTGTTCATAGGTCAAATCGTCACTATACAGCATACGGTTAAAATCACTTTCTGTTAAAGCCCGTACCTTTCTTTTTAATCTATACAGAAAAAGCCATATACTTAAAAACATTTCAAAAACCGTCATAATTTATCTCGCTTTCCCCGTGTACTCTGTAATAAATTTCTTGTATCCCTGCGCCGCTCCGCAGCATGGGCTATATTCATAAATCGGCTTTCGCATAAATGAACTTTCCGCTACTTTCTTGGAATATCTGATAACGCCCAGTATTTTGTACTTTCCATTCTGTGCCAGCCATTCCACGCCCGCTGCCTCTCCGTCCGTATTCTGGTAAGACGTTACCAGCACTCCGCCCAGATGCAGCCGCTCATTAAATGCCTTTGCGTCCTCTATCTGCTCTGCCACAATGTCCAGCCCCTCTAATGCGTCCTCGTCAATCTTCACGGGTACTATAACCTCGTCCGTGATTGCCAGCGCATTTACCACGTTAAGCCCTATGTCCGGCGGATTATCTATTATGCAGTAATCGTAGTAATTGCTTACCCCTGCCGTTCTCTCCGTCAGCCTCTTATATCTCTCTATCTGGTTTTCGTTTTCTTCCCTCGTCAAATTCCATGCAGCCCCGAAAAGTGACAGATTAGCGGCTATAATGTCTATCCCCTCATACTCTGTATGTTGTATAATTTCTCCTGCTCTCTGCCATTCTCCACTAAGCAGCTTTGTTATCGGCGCTACGCTCTCTGCGTCATATCTTCCATACGCCCTACTTGCATTTCCCTGCTTGTCGTTATCAATCAGCAGCACCTTAAACCCTCTGCGGTACAGCTCGTATGCCATATTTACTGCTGTAAAGGTCTTTGCAACGCCGCCCTTTAAATTCAAAATGCTTATTGTTTTCATTCTTTTCCTCACTTCCTGCGCTCGCCTCTTAGCGCATTTTGTTTATATCAATGCCCGCCACGTCTGCCAACTCTTTTGCCGCTTGCGTGATTGATACCTTTTGATAATCTCCGCATTTTTTCTGGCTTTTTCTGTAGCAGTAGGCATTGTGTCCTAACCTACAGCGTTTCTTTTGAAACTCGCCACACGTTCTGCATTGCTCCTTTATTTTCCGTGTTAATTTTTTTATCTGTGCCATATCTTCCCTGCCTCTCCCAGCTCTTCCGTGCGCAGCAAGTACGTTTCTATCAGCTCTGCCGCTTTCTGCCAGCCATAACATACCGCTGTATAATATCCCTGCTGCCGCAGATATTCTAACCAGCGCCGCTGATTTTCCGTTGTGGTATTCTTACCAGCCTTAAGCTCAATGTAAAGTCCGTGATACCCTGCTCTTGCAGCTGGTAAAACAATGTCCGGCACTCCTGCTTTTACGCCCTGCCTCTTAAGGGCTACCGCTGTCGCTCTGTCACGCTTGCCGCCGTTTGGTACGTGGTGCATATATTCCAGTTCCGGCATACGTCCCATGTTATACCCAGCCCAGCTAAACAGTGCCTCTTGATGCCCGCTTTCGTCGTCAAGTCTAAAATTCTTCATGCTTTCGCCTCTCCCCTTTCTTAAACTCCACATACTTGTAAATTTGATACAGCAACCCGGTGTTTCCGTCCTTTCTTGCTGCCTCTACTGCCAGCAGCTCTACGGTCTGCTCCTGCTCTGCTGTCTTTCCCGTCATTACGTCCCAACGGCAAATATCAAAATATTCACACCGTATGCAGCAGTGGTGGCAGCCTTTCCCTTTCTGGAATAACCAGTATTTAAGACTCTCTATCATTTTCCGCTTTCTCCTTTCTGCTCCCGTTGTCTACCCACTCGTCCTGCCGCCGCATTACTTCTGCTGCTATTCCAAACGCAAGTATCGCCAGTGCCACAATCAGCAGCAAAACTGTCAAAATCAATACCGCCACAATCAGCAATCCTTTTATTATCTGCATCTTATCCCCCCCTCTCTTCTAATTTGACTAACGTATATCTGAAATACCCATACCCGTAATAATCCGGGCTGTGTACGCCTTTGCTCACGCTATCCTTGTCTACGTAATAACCTTTTATCTCTCTCGGCTCTGCCTTAAACCACTGCCTATCTGTAATTACTCTTATTTCCGGCTCTGGTCTTACAAGGTTCTTGCTGCAATTCCAGCGCTTGCCCTGCAATGCCCCGTCCTCGTCTTTTCTGTGCTTGTCCGTGTATTTGATAAAATAGCTTGCCAGTTTTGCATAGTTTCCGCTGTCGTCCAGAGGAAAAACCTTTATGCGGTTATGCCCCTCATATGCCTTATACCAGCAGCGCTGTAAAATCTCTGTGTCAATTTTATTTATCACTAAATGATGATGCCTTGCACCTCTCTCCCCTATCTCCATAACGTGTATGTACTTAAGCTCTAACCCTGCCTTTTTGTACTCTTTCCGGCACTCCCTTAAAAATACGTCTATGTCTTTGCGCATCTGCTCTTTTGTTCTATCCGGCTGCCCTTTCTTTCGGATATAGTCAAGCTCTAAATGGTAATCCCCATAACCAAAATTAGCATTCATCAGTATTCTTAATTTTCTTTCTGCTTGTCTGGTGTTTACCTTTGCCTGCTGCTCCTTTGTTGGCTTAACTTTATCCCCTCTCTTTATCCCCGGCTTTTTATATCTGCTTGTAAAATACCTTTCTACCTCTATTGTTTTCCCTGCTCTGGTTATCCTCTCAACGTATGGCATACCCTTACCCCTTTTTCTCTATATCTGTCGGATAGTTAATACTTTTATCAAGTGGTAAAACAGGCTTGCTGCCCGTGATTTTTCCTTGCTTTTCTGCCATACTTCGCTTATAATATTTGTAGGTTTAAAAGCTGTATAGCTTAGCCCCTATGGTATTCCCGTACCGTAGGGGCTTTTCCTTTTTATTCAATTTTTACCACCATGCAGCCTGCGGCTACTTTGCTCATTGCATAATCGTAGGCTCTCTGATACGGCTCTTTGCAGCTGTACCCATTGCAAGTATGTAAGTTTCTCCCTCTGCAAAAGCAGCACGCATACCTCTTGGCGTATTCTTCTGCCAGCCTCTCTGCCCTCTGCTTCTCATGTTTTGCCCGGACTAAAAGCCCTGCATCATTTATCACGGGAATACGCAACGCCTTTGCTGTTTCTATCTCCCGGTACATACCCTCGCTAATACCGTATTTATCTCCCACAATCATAAAATCGCAGCCTTTCAGCAATTCCAATCCTGCTGCCAGCCCTTGCGCCCGTTCCTGCGGCTTTTTCTCGTCCAAACACTGCGTTATATACAAATGTGGCGTAATCGGTGCTAAGCCCTCCTTAAGCGCCCGCCGTGTAAGTGCCTGCGCATATTCTATATTTCTGTCCAGTTCTGCGCCGTCTTTTGCCCGGTACGGGCTGCATACATACACTTTCATCATGCCTTTTTACCCTCTTTCTGTTCTGCCTCTGCCCTTGCTTGTTCATTTCCTGCCAGATATGCAGCTAAGCGCATAAGCTCGTCTGCTCCCTTTTTGTCCATAAAGCCGCAATCAATACAGCATTTGCAATACCCCGTAATCTGTAAATATCTGTCGTATACTTCCTGCGGCGTTTTACACTGCTTTAAGCTGCTTACCATACCCGCAAGCTGCTGTACTGCCCTTATTCCCACCTCGCCGCCTTTCCCATGTATCCCTACTGTAATTTCCCGCATTTTCGTTGTGCCGTCTGCTCCTAAAACTGTTTTACTCTTCATTCTGTACCTCACTTTCTTCTTTAAAGCCAGCTAAAAGCATTGTCATTGCGTCTATAGCTGTGTCAAAATGTTTCCCCAGCTCTGCTGCATCAAAAGCCCCTGCTGTCTGTTTCTTGCGTTCCCTTTCATTACCTGCGCTTGCAGAATAGACTTTAACTGGCTAAGTCCCGCTATGCTATCCTCTAACTCTTCCTCGCTCACGCAGATTTTTACATAACCTTTTCCGATATGCTCAACACTCATTTTTCCTCTGCCTTTCTGATTGTGTGTACTGATACCTCATAGGCTGTACGTGTTTCTGTTACTCTTTCCATTACTACGCCGTCTGCGTAAATTTCCTCTATCAACTTTTCATATTCCCGGCTCTGCAATCTTCCTATCAATTTCACTGTATCCCCCGGCAGCCAATTTGCCACCTCTTCCGCTGTTTCATTCCAGCAGATGCACGGTATAAGGCTGCTGCTCTTCGTAAGCTGATTTCTTACTTTTACGAAAATATCAGAAATGCGCTTTCCTCTCGGCGTTTCTCTATATGTAGGTTTATATGCAATCTCGCCAACTAATACTATGTCATTTTGCCTTTCTGCCTTTGGGCTTAATGCCACAAAATCAGCCAGTACAAAAACCAGCTGCCGCCCCGTGGAAAAATCTTTAAGCGTCTGCATCTTCCCGTAAAGTAAAAGCCTGCTGCCTGCCGGATACTCCCGTAATACGTCAAACTCTACGCCGTTCGTCGATTTATACGGCGTGTCCCACGCAAACGCTACTACCAGCGTGTCCGTTATCCCGCTCGGTCTTTCTACCTCAATCAGCCCCAGATAACCCTTAAACCGTAGCCCACATACAGCCTCTACCGCTTTCAGCTCCTTTACGTCCCCTGCCAGTCCTACTACGTTCTTTTCACTGCTGCCCGCTGTCAGCTGCTCTAAAATTTCCGTGTTAAGGTCTTTTAAAAAGTTCGGCATAATTTCTTTTTTATCCTGCCCTTTGCTCATGTCTTGCGCCCTCTCTTTCTCTTCCATAGCTTTGCAGTTCCTCTGTCGCTCTTTTGTAACACTCTACGTCTTTTTCTTCTTTTACCTTGCATACGCATTTGCCCCGTTTCTCCCCGGTATACTCCCAGATTTCTATAAAACCGTCGTCATATATGCTAAATCTGCTGTGCATACGCAAGTTGTGCTTTTTCTGTAATGGTCTGTATACTCGGTAAAACTCTTTTACTGCCTCGCTGTATTCGCCCATGCGCAGCCCTTACCTCTCCGGCATCTGATATACCCTCGGTATATCCGTTGCCATAGGCGGCGTAGGCGTGCTGCCTCTGATAAGCCCCGTGCTGCCCGCTGTATATAAATAGCTGCTGCATACTTTCTCTATCTCGTCCAGTACCTCTATGCAGCGCTCTTTACTTTCATACTCTGCAATTTCTTCTAAGCAGCCGTCAGCAATGCAAATAGTGTGGTGTGTTGCTGCCTCTTCCCCTCTCTTGTAGTCGTGTTGTTCTTCGTACTGCAATGAATTAAAGGAAATACCAAAAATATACAGCTTTTCTCTGTTCTGGCTACGTATGTATACGTTACTCATTTTCTGCCTCTCTTTCCCCGGTTCCGTCCGGCTCTTTGTGTTCTTCGTATCCCTCTAAGTATCCGGTACAAACTATATCAATCTCTTTGCCGTCCCTGCCGTCGTTCCTTATCTCGATTTTTCCGTAATATGCGTAAATACAGCAGCCGTCATAATCAAATACCCGTATGCTGCCCTCTGTCGCCTGCTCCGGCACTTCAATTACCAGAGGCTCTGCCTGCCGCCTTTTATCAGCGTTCTTATGCTCCTGCTGTGGCTCTCGGCTGGTGAGTATTGCAAATAATGCAATAACTGTTACTCCTGCTGCCGCAGCTATCCATATCAGCAGCTTAAGCTCTCTATTTTCTCGTCTATGTTTCTTTCTCATGTTCTCCCTTTCTGTCCTCTATCATTTCTGCCCGTGTCCGTCGTTTAATTCCCTCTGCTATCTGTAGTTCTCTCAGTTCTTCCTCGCTAAATTCCCATAACTCTTTATTGCTCTTTGGCGCATCTTCCGGGAAAATTTTCTGTGCTTGTATAAAAGCACTCATAAACGTGCTTAATTCCTCGTAAAATACATTTCTGTAAAATTCAAATTCCAGCTCTATTTCTATCCGCTGCGCCTTTGTGCAGTAAATACCTACTTTCTGCCGTGTTCCTCTGGTTCTGTAATATTCTGTTTTGTCTGAATATCCCATCACTTTATAGATACATTGCTTAAGCAACTTTATTTCATGCCGTCCGTTATAGCTGAAAAGAAAATATTCTACCTCTTCCTTTTCCAGCTCTTCCAGTGTGCTTATGCCGTTCTTTTCAAGCAAACGCTGTAGCATCTTTGCAGCTGTTTCCTTTTCGCCACCTACTCCACGCTCTGCCAGCAGCGCTTGCAATTTCTTAATACGCTGTATCATCTTTTCGTCCATTAGTTTCCCTCTCTTTCGTTTCCCAGTAATAACTATTCACTATGCACATTTCCCGGCTGAAAATCATATACAGCGCTAACGGCACTGTTAAAATTGCTATTGTAGCGTCCCCCTCTAATATGTAGACTGCCAACGCCGTAAATGCCAGCAACGCTATACCATTCAATTTCTGTATAATAAAATACTGGCGGCGGCGTTTCTTCTCCCTCTGCCTTTTCCTCATATCTTCCAGCGCATCTGCATACCCTCTTCTATACGCTGCTGTTACTGCTGCTCGTTTCTCTCGTTTCGGTTCTGCTATCTGTATGGGGGCTATATTCTCCATTCCCTGCCTCTCTTTCTCTCGGCGGCGCTCTCGTAATTTTCACTGCTACCGCTCCCTACTCTGGCGTAATTTACCGTGTTGGCGCTTTTCACATTAAAAAGCTGCTTAAAACCTGTTGACCTACCACATACTCTCTAGCTGGTATGAC